TTAAAAGATGTAGATTCTAAATTAAAGAAAATAGATACAGAAATAGAAGATCTGTGGTCAGGAATGGATTACTTATCTAATCCTTTGAACTAGGAGAAAGCTATGAGCATTATAGGTAACTTGATAGGTGGATTAGGAGGCAAGGTTGTAGACGCTGTATCAGCCCGTAGCGAGCGTAAACACCAAGAAAAGGTAAAGACCTTAGAGATTGAAGAAGCTCGCCACAGAACGAAGCTAGAGGCTACTATGAGAGGACAGGAAATGGACAACTCTTGGGAGCTTGAACAGATTCGTAACTCTGGATGGAAGGATGAGTTTGTATTACTTCTTCTTTCTATTCCTATGGTTCTTAGTTTTATTCCGGGTACTGTTCAGTATGTAGAAGATGGCTTTGCTGCTTTATCTAAAACACCTGACTGGTATCAGTGGTTAATACTAGCAGTGTTTGCAGCCATTTATGGTATTCGTGTTTGGAGGAGAAAGTAATGGCACAAAAAAAATCTACGGTTAATAAAGCAGGTAACTATACTAGGCCTACTATGCGTAAGAATCTATTTAATAAAATTAAAGCAGGTTCAAAGGGAGGTAAAGCTGGTCAATGGTCAGCACGTAAGGCTCAAATGTTAGCTAAAGAATACAAAGCTCAGGGTGGAGGGTACAAGTAATGGCTCTTAAAAAGTCTCAGAAGTCTTTAAAGGCTTGGACAAAACAAGATTGGGGTACTAAATCTGGTAAGCCTTCTACTCAGGGGCCTAAAGCAACGGGTGAAAGATACTTGCCTAAAAAGGCTCGACAGTCTTTAAGCTCTACTGAATATGCAAAAACCAGCGCAAAGAAACGCAAAGACACAAAGGCGGGTAAGCAGCATAGTAAACAGCCTAAAAAGATTGCAAAGAAAACTAGAACTTATCGAAAAGTATGAGGACTCTAGTAGTTTTACTGCTACTACTAATTATAGTTTGGCTAGATAAAAAAGAAGAGGAATATATAGATGGCTCACGAAACACGTAGAGAAAACCTAATTAAAAAACATAGGCTCAAAGGCGTTAATAAACCTAAAAGAACCCCTGACCATCCTAAAAAATCTCATGTTGTGTTGGCTCAAGAAGGTCATAATTTAAAATTAATCCGCTTTGGTGAGCAAGGTGCTAGTACAGCAGGTAAACCTAAGGCTGGTGAGTCCGATAAAATGAAAAAGAAAAGAGCTAGTTTTAAAGCTCGTCATGCTAAGAATATTAAGAAAGGTAAAATGTCAGCAGCTTATTGGGCAGACCGTACAAAATGGTGAGGATACACAAAGCAACGTGGATTGATGCTTCAGGCGGGGGTAACGTAGGCTGGCGATCTATAGACGAGCTAGTCAGCACTAAACCTGCAAAGGTTATATCTTGCGGTATAATCTTACGTGAAGATGATATTTCAATGACTATATGTCCTCATTTTATTTTAGATGAGGAAGGTCAGCCAGAACAAGGAGACGCTGAGATTGTTATACCCAAACAGTGGCTGCTCAGTTGTGATTTAATTAACTGATCTTATATCTAATCTTTCTGCTTTAGCGGCCTTGTTAGATAGCTCAATAACAAAGTCCGAATGCTTTTTTAAAAGACTCGTAATTATTTCAATGTTTTCTTCAGCTAATTCTATCGAGGCTAAAGCCGTAATAATTTCAGAGTTAGTTCTAAGTACAGTAGACAGTCTTGTCTCAGGTGTAAAATATATATCGTCCATTATAATGCCTGTAGTTGTTTTTCTAAATAAGAATGTAAAGGATCTAACTTAAGATGACTTTCTCTAAGAATGTTCCTGATATAATTTTGGGTATGTACATCCGAAAAAACATTTTTAATTTCATCTTCGGGGAAGGAACTAAGCTCAGTACTTAGTCTCCCCCTATGATCAATAATAACTCTAAACGAAATTAAATTACCTTCTTTCATATCTCACAAACCCCCGCAACACACGCTAAGGTTTGAGTGCCTTCAGTGTTGTCGTCTAACTCTTCAATGTCCCACTCCATATCTTTAGGCATTTCTTTTAAAAGCTTTTGATACGTAGCCTTGTCTATCTTCTGGTAAGGCGCTTGCTTGTACACATGCTCTGCTTCTGGAAGAAAGCTAATGCCGCTAACGCTATCAAAGTTTTCCCAGATCCACTGGCACACAGAGTAGAAGTTATCGTCGTTATAATAACAAGTCATAGAAGGCTTATGCTCACACCAGCTATCTTGATAGACCTTCCACAGCTTTAACTGTTCCATAGCACCCATGCTTTCTACTGTTACGGCTTTATTAGGAGCCTTCTGAGGGAAGCTGAACACCCAGTTAGAGCTGTTCATTACGTCTTCTTCATGTGGAAACCCTGCATCAATCATAGCTGTAGCAAGAGGATCTTTCTTGTCTGCTCGTACAGTCCTAATGTAGTACTCACTGAAGCGAGGATGAATACCGCTGGCGCTGTCAGTTAGCTGAGATACAGTACCCGAAGGCTTAACACAGGTGATAGCAGCAGATTGGTTGATGCCTAGCTTGTTAGCCCACTCTTTGTTAGTCTCTACTGCAATGTCCCTAAGAGTCTCTAAGAGTCTTCCTAGTGCAGCCTCACCCGTCGATCCGTTTGTAAGCTTACAGTCCATGATGCCTGTCATAGATACACCAAGCAACGATTCTTCTTCTGTATTCTTTTTCCAAATGTTACGCAGGTAACGAAAGTCAGTCATAGTAGCTTGCAAAGTACCAAGGATTGTAGCTGTCCGTACCTTTTTCTTAAGTGTTTGAAGTGTATCATCTTCCCGCACAACAACCTCAGACAGGTTACAGAACTGATAAGGTCGTAAGATAATCTCAGAGCAGGGATTAGTACCAAACTTAAATGAGGCATCTCTACGCTCATTACGTGCTGCTACTTTTTGTGCTGCAATACGACTGAAAATACCACGTTCACCAGACTTAGAATCATATAATCTTTTCATCTCAGAAGAGTATGTATCAAAGTCAGGCTTCTCAGAATAGACAGCACTGTTGTTTGCTAAGGCTCGTTGACCGTTACCTAAGTACCACTCACCATTCTTAGCATTAGCCATACGGTTATCAGTAACATTACTCAAAGAAATTAGAGCTGACCTACGCACACCACCTACAACAACAATGTCTGCAATCTTGCATACTAGATCATGACACTCCAGTGACGTTAGCTTACGTCCTGTTGCAGCTTTAAACATATCAACAGTAAAATTAAATAGTTCTGCTAAAGGCTGTGGACCACTAGCTCTGCCTCCAAATGTCTTTAGCCTAGCCCCTGCTGGACGTACCCTAGTAAGATCACACTTAGGTATCTTACCGGCGTACAAAAGACTTATTAATTCTCTGAAGGCGCTTGCCCAGCCTACCTTGCTGTCAGATACAACAACGGTAGAGTCTGTCTCATGGAAGCTGTCAGCGACTTCTGGAAGGCTGTTAACGTAGTCACGTTCTACACTAAAGCCTACACCTGTGCCGCATAATAAAATATACATTAGCTCGTCAAAGGAACGAGGGCTGTCGATAGGAAGGTAAGAACAATTAAATCCTGCTACGTTGTCACGGTGTAATGCTGCTCCTGCTGTCATCATGCAACGCATTGAAGGCATTACTTCTTGTCTAGTAATAGATTCAAATAGCTCTTCGGCTTCTGAGTCTCCAAGCTGGTTACGCTCTACAAAGAAAGCAAGGTAACGATTAACTGTTTCTCCCCATTCTTCACGACGTTTCTCTTCATCCATGTAACGTGCATATCTACTCTTGTGTATGTATTGTTGATACTGATCCATCAAACAGCTCCTCATCTGCGTCTATTTTTCTTAATTCTTCTAACCGAATACTTTTAAAGTTTTTATTATCTTTAGTCACTTTACCTTTACGTTTTTTATGGTACTTGTCCCTACGAACAGTTTTCCGGTCGATGTAATTCTTATCCATCTTGTTCCAAGACCTTCAACAGCTTATCTTCGTACCATGCCGCCTTTCTTAGATCCTCCGTTCCGTTTTTGTACGGATAACGCCAACGATACTTCAGACTGTTTCCGCGTAAATAACCAACAAACTCTTCGGGGCTTAACATGGCGCGGATTCCGTCTATACATTCTATATCTCCGTTGTTGTAGTGCTGAGGTCTGTTAACATTGTCCCACTCTTGAGGGGTTGCGTCATCAATACCAACTTTCTTTTTAGTGTGCTGTTTCATTCTTGCTCCTCTGGATAATCGGGATTAAGTTCAATACGGCATGAAGAGTCAATCCAATCTTTAGGAATACTATAGACACTGTACCACCTAAATCCGTTCCTTTCTGCCCACTCAGCATGTGACCTTTTAGTCCCATCCTTTCTTCGTTTTGCTCCGGGCATAGGGGCAGCAGGGTCAGCAAATAAAAATACAAGCTCTATGTTTTTAGGAAGAGCCTTTTTAACCCATACATATTTATTATGTTCTGCATAATCCCAGAACCTTCCTTTAGCTTCAAGGTAAATTATTTTTTTATCAAGCTTTCTTATAAAGTCAGGATGATATGTATGCTCTACCACATAGCTAATCTTTTCTGAATGAATCTTCCAGTCTTTTAAAATACCAGAATGTAATTCATATTCCCAGTTAGAGTCATAGCCTTTCACAACATTTTTTTCTGTCGGTCTTTTAACTCTTCTTTTACGAACACCAGATCTTATTTTTGCAGCCACGATATATCCTCAATGCTTTCTAAAGATACACCGGCTTTATAAAGCTTTTTAATTTTCTGTTTAGCCCAACGGCGTGTATAAAAAGTTACGTGCCTAGATCTTTTAGCTACAAAGTAAGGGGCTTCCGGCAGCATAACTTTAAAGTTTTCTTCTGTAATATCATCTGCTGCTTCTTCAGGCACAATGGTTTTTAACCATTTAATAAGAAGCTTGTCTGATAGTTTATTTATTTTTTTAATTTGTTTAGCGTTCATAAACCTCATCAACCTTTGGAGACTTTCTAACTTTAGTAAAGTATACATTACCTTTAGCGTATCTAAAAGTTCTTAGTCCTTTACCATCATTAGAATCTTTATGACATTCAAACTTATGAGGACAGTAAGAACAATTCTTAGGAAGCTTCATATTGCCCGACTTACCTTCAGGTATGGGCTGATAACACAAAGCAGGAGGGTTAACTAAAGTAAGTTTATGCTTAAGATCTTTAATATGTTTTGTGATGTTAGGCTTATCTAGTTCTTCTGGTTGGTAAAAACAAAGCTGTCCCGTTTCTTTGTTAATAACAAGAAAGCCGCCGTTGTCTGTGCCTTCTGCATGTTCATAGGCGGTAAGCTGTGCTAGATAACCAAAAGGATCATCCTCGGCTAAAAGCCCTTTAGCAAACTTACTAAAAGAAAAACCAGAAGCAGATTTAATATCGACTACTTCACCGTTTATCTTACAATCCATGTGTCCTTTTAAACCAGAAACCTCTATTTCTTTCTGCTCGTCAGTGACTTTGTTGCCCGACATACGGACTAACAAAAGAAGTACTTCTTCTAGAAGATGTCCATAAAGAAACTTAATAAATAAAGAGGGGTCTAGTCTTCTGTTTTCTGATTCAGTTTTTTGGTCGAACCATAACTGTCTAGCAGGTTTACCTATGTTAGACATCCGTAAGTAAAAACCTTTTCTGTCTTGAGGTTTAGACCATTCTTTAATTACATTTTTTATAGCCTCTCCAAACTCTTCTATTACCTCTTCAGATAAGTCTAAAGGACCATCATTAAGTTTATCTAAGGTACTATAAATATCTTCTACAATCATTTTCTATGCCTTACAAATCTACATTTACGTGTCTCTGAGTTGTAATGTAAATATTGAACATTAAGTTTCTTTTGTATTTCTGTTTTACCAGAAAGCCTACCATCTTTATAAGACTTTACATCTATTAGAATAACCTTTCCTTCAGGATCTAAAGCTACAATATCGATAGGCCCTGTACAACCACAGTTCTTAAATACATGATAGCCGTTATCCCACAACCAAGTTATGGCATAGTGTTCTGCTAAGTCTCCTATCCTGCTGGAGTCATGTTTTTCTTTTATGTTAATTAATTTCATTTATAAAATCCTCCACACTTTTTAACTCATTCTGTTCTAAAGTATGGTGTAGGTTTCTACCAAAAGAAGTTATATTAGAATCGTCAATTAACTTTTCTTTAGACGCAAGACCCACACACTTATACGTTGGAAATGAGCCTATCATAAGCATATAATAATCACAAGCTTTATTCTTTTTATATAAAGGTAATATAAGTCTACCGTTAGGATACTTAGTTGTCTTTACATCTACAGTTAAGTTTTTATAAATAAAATCTTCAATGGCTGGTTTACCCGGATTTAAATCAGGCCACACATTTAAAATCTTAGCTGCGGCTAACTCAGACCCAGCGCCTTCAAGTTCAGTTTGTTGATCAGACTGAGGGCCTACCTTAAGATTTTTAATACCTGATGCTCTAGAGCTTTTAGTTCTTACTTTAGCAATAAACTCAGCTATCTTTTGTTCGTATTTTGTTAGCTCAATTTCAGTGTGTTTCACTCCAGTTAGCTCCTATCTTATACTCACCGTCCAAAGGACATTTAAGTTCAAGCACTTTACCAGCTTCAATAATTGCTTCAACACCCAGTCTACCTACTTCATCAGCTTGGTCTTCTCTTACTTCTATTTGCCACTCATCATGAACATTGGCTACGAACTGAGCATCTAAATCTCTAATCTTATCTTTTAATAAAATCAATGCTTGCTTCATGACAATAGCTCCAGCACCTTGTAGCAATGTATTTAAAGCACTGTGTTCTGATCTGATGTAAAGCTTACGTCCGTCTAATGCTTTGAGGTAATTCTTTGCTGATGCTCTAGAGACTCTATCCTTAAGATTCTTAAATGATGGGAGATTATCAATAAATGATTTTCTAAGGTTCCTTCCAGTATTTCTACCTCCCCCTGCCACTGTTCCAAGTTTAGCATCTCCTGCTCCGTATAGAAGGGCATAGATGAAAGTCTTAGCCTGATTTCTTGATTCAAGTCCTGCAAGTTTTTGATTAGCGGTGTGTATGTCTCCATTAAGGATTTCATCGGTATACTCCTTGTCATTCATATAGTGAGCAAGCATTCTCAACTCAAGACCACTAGCATCGATGCCTACTAATTTATAACCTTCAGGCACTGACCAACAAGCCCTACACTCTTTACCATAAGAAGAGGACAGGCTGGGTATCTGGGCCATGTTAGGGCCTCTATGTGTCATCCTACCTGTGATGGTTCCGTTGTGGTTAACAAAGCCATGCACCCTTCCTGTGTCTTCATTTAACTCATCTAACCAAGAGTTAACTTGAGCAACTCTTTTTTGAATCATTAAGTATTCTGCTATTACTTCTGCTTCTTTAATGTCTTTAATCTCAGACAATATCTTTTCATCTATTTTAGGTTGCCCTGTAGGTGTAAACTCTTGAGGCTTCCAACCAAACTCCTGTAAGTATTCACCTATCTGCTGTCTCGATCCGGGGTTAAAGTCTTTAGTGTATACTCTTGTTACATGGCTTTCATGCTCTAAAGTTTTATGTTCTTCATCTGTAAGCCTTACACCCTTACCAAAGTTATCCAGACCTATTTTAAGTAGCTTACCTTTGGGGCTGTAGCGACGATAAATCTTTTTGTATTCTTTCTTAGGTACAAATACTTTCTGTATCTCATTAGTAATTGTATCTATTCTAGAATTAAGATGGGCTAGTAACTTAGAGGCAGCTTCTACATCAAGTAGAAAGC